GTAAACACTCTAAGTATTCTACCACACGATTAAGTTGTCGTATCATCATCTTTTGTTCTTCATCACGAGTTAAAAAGTCGTGAGCACGATTTAAACGATACGACATCTTTCGTCCCATTTTGTATTCTGGGAATATCTTTCTACGGCGGTTAGACCCACCTTTACCATCAAACACTATGATAGTTCGAGTAGGTCTAATCATATTTATATTGAACGCTAATGACCTTAAAAAACCAACTATTCCACCAATGTGAATCCCGTCCTCATTGGTAGTCGGTATGGCTGAAAATACTCGTATGAATAAATTCATGCCGTCAATCAACATAACCGAGTCATTAGGTTTGCCTATATCTAAATCGCCGCCAGATTTTTTGATTTCATCTAAGATAGATAAATGTCTTTGGTTAGTCACCAATTACCTCATCTGTAAACTCAACATCATCTATGCCTCGTTTCTCTTTATACTTCAGTATAGATTTTTCACAAATCAACTGATATATATGTTCTCTTAGTTCATCATTTGTTGAGATGATATCTTCCCAATCTTTTGATTGGAATTTAATTTCTTCTCCGTTGTGGTCTACAAGTGTATACCAAGAACCTCCCACCTTTACAAGTTTGTGTTCTTTCATTACACTTAACCAACCACCATAGTTATCAATACCTCTATCAAAATACATATCGTAGTCTGCGTGTCTCAAAGGTGGTCCTAATCTATTCTTGACAATCTGTGCTCTACACTTCATACCCAACACATTTTTACCTGTGTCTTTGATTTGACCCATATTTTTTAATCTAATACGAGTTGAAGCGTGAAATGGTAATGCTTTTCCACCACTTGTTGTCCAAGGGTCTCCGAACATTACTCCGAGTTTTTGTCTTAATTGATTAGTGAATACCAATGCAACATTTTCTCTACCGATAAGTTGAGTAATTTTTCTCATTGCTTTTGATATAATGATTGCTTTTGATGTAGCGTATCCGTCTTTATCGAAGTCCGCATCCATTTCTATTTTAGTAGAAGCTGCTGCTAATGAATCAACCAAGATTGTAACACATCTATCTTTGTCTGATTCTCTAACTTTGGTTACGATTTCTTCAATAGCTTCGAATATTTCTTCTACGGTTTCTAAATGTAAGTATAACATTTTACCTAAGTCTAAACCGATTACTTCCATAAACTCTTGACTAACTGAAGTTTCAGTATCTATATAAACTGCTACTCCGTCTTTCTTTTGAGTTTCTGCAAGTATGTGAGCACCAAGTAGTGATTTACCACTTGATTCTAATCCGTTTATTTCTGTTATACGACCGACTGCGATACCACCATCTGGTCTATTTGATATAGCCAAGTCCAATGTTGAAGAACCCGTTGAAATAAAGTCCTTAATATCGGTTGGGGTGACATCGCTTCCGTCTAAGAAATATGCTACTTTGTTCGTGTCTTTGAATTTTTTATTCAAAGAGTCGGCTAATGATTTAGCCAATACATCATTTACTGACATAGTAGTCTCCTAATTTATGAATTGAATAGTTCGTCAAATGCTTCTGAAGTATCTTTTACTTTTTTAGTTTCCATAGTAGAAGTTTCAGTTGCTTTTGCTGGTGTTGATTCCTCTGATGAAGATTCATCACCTGGGTTTAACCATTCGTTCAATACATTAGTCAAGTCATCATAAGATTGTTCTTGGTAAATGTCACGAATATCCTTTTGAGATGACTTTACTTTTTCAAGTATAGTTGGGTCATCTGAAATAGGTGTTTGATTAGGTTTTACTCTAATCTTTGTTGTAGGGAAACTCGCACCACTTTCTTCTGCTGAAATAAATTCAACAACTACATCTCTTCCGTTTACTGGGTCTGTAATGTCCCCGTAATCTGGGTCAGCGATGATTGAAAGAAGTTCTTGGTAAACCGTTTTACCGAATCCCCAAAATCTAACACCTTGTGATTCTTCACCTCTAACAACAACTGGTGCAAAGGTTCTCATCTTTGCTTCAAGTTTTTTAGATAATTGATAATCTTCTTTATTACCACTTGCTTTGAGTTTTTGTGCGAACTCTTCAATTGGGTCTGGACGACCAAAACTGATTGGTGATAAATAAGAACGATTGTTCAAATTATAGTGAAAGAATAATTCAATAAAAGGATTGTCTTTATTAAATTCATAAGGTACTACACGGATTTGGGTTTTGCCGGGTTGTGGCTTCCAAAGACTTGATGTACGATTGTTTGTGGTCTGTAATTGACCGAGACGTTTGCGAATTGCATTTAAGTCCATTTTGTATCTCCTATTTGTTATTTGTCATTTGTTAATTTTCACTTACGTGAGTGAAACCTTTATTTTACATATATAAATATAAACCTAATTGAGAAAAATGTAATTTATTTTAAAAAAAAGCCCCATTGTTTTTAAAGTTTGTATAAAAGGTGGAAACTAAAAATCGTTGGGGCTTTAAAATTTTGGAATCTGTTGGGGATGCGAGATTAATGATTACTCACAATTTCCGTCTTGGATTTTTTCATACTCTATACTTTGTATCTATCAGTTACGATAGTTCATCTCAAGGTGGTTATTCCTCATTGATGTGAATACAACTTCTATACAAATGCTTTATCTCTCCAAGTTTAGATTGTTCAGCCATTTAGTAGGATTTCAGTTTTACCCTTACCTACAATAGAGTCATAAGAATCATCTTATGTTTTTTACGGAAATACATTAGACAATATCTGTCGATATAGATAGTTAAAATATTTTCCAACTATCAAGTCACCACAACTTTGTCTGGATTACTTTATGGGCTTCAAATGTCTACCCATTTTTCAGTCAATCCCATAGAAACACCCGTCGGTGTTGCTACTTTCCAATTCCAAATTGTCAAAAAACTAATACTAAAACTACTTAGTATATTTATATATATTAAACAAAAATCCCAAAATGTAATTTATTTTGAGATTTTATTAATTTTTTCTAAGAAGTTCTTCTTTCAGACCAAGAAACAACTTCAGAAACGCTGTTTTGTATTTCGGCTTTCTTTTCAAAGAACTCTTTAAAATCTGCCCACTTCTTTGTATTAGCAAGTCTGGTAGATTTATTAGCCATAGTTTTGATTTTCTTAGATGTCAATGTTTTGTTTTTAATTAAAGAATTCCTGAGTGCTTCCACATCAAGAGTCATAGTCATCTTTTCCTTATGTCCTTTTACTTGTCCAACTACTTTTAGTATCATAGTTGAAACTCCTTTCGTTAAATTAAATAAAATAAAAAATTAAAATTTTCGGTAGTAAACATCTAACGGCCACACTCCTAAGAGTAGCATCCACAAGCGTCTTTTCTCACCACCCCTTGACACCCAGTCGGCAACAAACCCCAAGTAATATTTCTAAAACAAGTATCTGATTTGATGTCTATCCAACTGGCATATCGGAACAAACCACACAATGTTTCCAAAGTGATTCTGTTTGTTTTGTTTACCTTCACTAACCTGTCTTACCGCCGTTAACATCGCCCTCACCGGACACGATAAGATTTCCGTGATGAATTTACTACCAATTTTCAAAAAACTTACATAATAATATAAGAACAAAAAATGAAAAAGTCAAGCTTTTTCTCAACTTTTTTTTCCTACATCAATTATCAAAAAACTTATATACTAATATACAAACATTTTTTGACAATGTCAAGTGTTTTTTTTATTTTTTCCAAGAAGTTGTATCTACGATTTGGTAGATTTTGGTAGGGATTTTCTGTAATCCCATTTCGTTTGTGAGTAATAGTGTATTGGAAAACTCATTCCAATCCACCATATAAGATTTGTCAAGAACTCCTCCGTTCTTTTCTCTGATGACTTCGTTTAGTGCATTGATTGTATACAATGTATTACTTTGTTTTTTTCTGTGTAAAGATATAGTATCGATAATGCTTTCTTCGTAGTCGTATTTGTATTCTATGTTGTATGTGCAGATTAATTGTCCTAAGTCTTTTTCATTTTGAAACACATATACTTTTTCATACAATACATCATTACAAGTGATGATAATGTCCAAGGTATCGTTTAATCTTGGTTTAGAAGTAAAGGTGCATAGTAATTGAGTTTTCATTATAAACTAATCTTTCCAACTGTTGCGCTTCCGTCTACTTGAATACCGAGTGCTTCAACAAAAAAGTTAAATCCTTTTGTTGCATACTCTTTTATTTTAGCTATTGCTTTTTTAGCAACATCAATAAAGTATTTTTTAAGAAAGTTTTTTATTTTATTCATAAGTGTAGTTAAAACTCTTTTTAAACTACTAATCAAACTTTTTCCTTTTTTAACCAAATTATCAAAAAATCCCTCTTGTAATAATTCACTTTGTTCTATGATTTTATTAATACCCTCATTTAACTTAACTTGTTCGGTATTTAAAATCTGTTCCATATCATACTCAAATAATGAATTGTATTTTTCAGGATTTTTAACACCTTGTTCTGTCATTAATCTAAATGAAGTAAATTTTGTTTTACCGGCTGCTTTGTATCCAACATTAGACTTTACTGCACTTGAATATCCTTGAGCCCATTCAGGAGTTATCATTACATCTTTAATATTTCCACTTGAATTAAATTGTAGAATACGATTTGCCATAGCCGCTTCAGTGCTTTTTAAATTATCATTTCCACTAAACTTGTAATTACCACTAGCTGCTTCATAAACTACCCATTTTTTAAATATGTCGTTTTCCCAAAGTTTATCAAACTTAGGTTTTAGTTTAGCTTTTATATCTATAGCGTGTTCTAAAACTTGTCTTGCTTCTTCTCTAGCTTCTACATTATCATATGTTTTGAAAAAGTTATTAAATTCAGATGTAACTTTCGTAGGTTTTACTTGTGAT